CCTCGCGGTCCGGCATCGACTCTGACATGACCGGAGGCTGTCCCTGCCACGGCTGCATTTCGTGCGGCGTCCGATTGTTCGGGTCATAGCCGGGAATGTCGTTCTCCCCGGCGTGATCCCACCAGCCATTTGGAGATGGCCCCGGAGGCGTGCGCGGAAACTGAGGGAAGTCTATCGGCGGCTGAAAGCCTCCCGACTGCTGCGGAGGAGCCTGAGGTTGCGGCATCCCCGGCACTTGCTGCCCTGGTGTCGGCGTGAACTGATCCGGCCCGCTGTCGTTCGGGTCGTAGTAGCCGCCCTGTGGCCCCATCTTGTAACGTCCCATTACGCCATCCTCCCACCGGCTTGAATCGCCGCCTGCACTTGATTCTGTGGGACGCGAGCGGGGCGTCCATCAGGACTTACCATGTTGACCAATCCGGGTTGCTGACTGAGCGTCGAGAGCGAGGCGTCCCGTGGCACAGCCTGTCCGGGTGTCGGTGTCGTACTGCGCTGCGGCGGCGGTGCGGCAGCGGCGGTGTTCTGCTGCGCCTGCTGCTGAAAATACGGTGTCGTCGTGTCCGCTCCTGGTGTAATCCCCATCCCGAGCGTCAACAGGTTCACCGCGCCTGACCCGATGTTGCGATAGGGCGCGAGGTCCGCTCGCTGCTGGCCGTAGACCTGCTTCTGGAGTTCCAGCGCCTTGTTAGCGGCGTCGATCTGCGCCTGCGTGGCTTTGTCGATCTGATGGCCTTGGTAGAGTTTCCCGGCGAGGTTCCCAGCGAGTCCGACGCCGGTCAGGATCTTGTCGGCCTTCGACTTCCCGAGGACTTTGTCCCAGAACTGCGAGGCTGTAGAGGCCGCTCCAGCCGTCCCTGCCGCGGCCCCACCGGCTCCGAGTGCCCCCGCGCCTCCAAGATTGGCCGCGAGTGTCGCCCCGCCTTCCAGCGCAGGAACCGCACTAGCCCCCGCCGCTGCCCCGCCAGCCGCCGCGCTACTACCACCAGCCGCACCGCCGACTCCGAGCGCCGGGAGCGCCACAGGAGCCGCGACGGCAGCGCCGAGGCCAAGCTGGAGCCACGTCTCCCACTTGTCGAACAGCCCTGACTTCTTCTGCATCCCCACGCCACCCTCGCCTCTGGCGTTGCCCCACGCAGGGTTGTAGTCCCTCAACTGCTCCCGCGCCGTTGACGGCAACATCGCTCCCGAGACGAGTTCATAGTCGCGCTGCAGTTCGGGATGTTGGCCGAGATACTCAGGATGCGCGAGGGCATAGGAGACCGGCGCAGGAATCCCCCCGCCGTTCTGCGCGACGTATGCCTGCAGCCGCTGCTGCCACTGCGAGAAGGCGGCCTGATCGCCAGCCGAGAGTTTCGAGGGGTCGAAGGTCTTCGCCATAGTTACCGCACTCCCGTCCACGCGAGCCACGTCCAGATGCCGAGCGTCACCGCAATGATCCCCATCGCGATGAGCGTGCCGATGAAGACCCACGCCTCATAGCGGCTTTCCCCGTCCGAGAGGCCATCCTCATCGCAGGAATCCGCCATTTACTTCGCCACGCCATACACGCGAATCACACCGCTGGTAATGTTGCCGCTTGACATGAAGAACTGAAAAGCATTCACAGCCGTCGCACTACGATAGGCATAATTCGCACCATTCCAGAGCAGAGCAGAGACACCTGAGTCAAAAAAGCCGCGTTCCATCCGTGCGAGCTTGTAGCCAGAGGTGCGCGCAGGGTCGATCAGATTCAGCGTGCCGATGATCCCGTAGTTCGCGGAGTTACTCGACGCACCAGAGAGCGGCCAACTCGTTTGATTCGTCGCGCCGAGTGCGCCACTCCCGCCTGTGTAGCCATAGACGCCGCCCCAGTCATAAATGGCCGAACTGTCGTAACTGGATCCGCCATTCGTAGAGAGCCGCATCGCGAGATTCGCGCCATTCGTGGCGGGAACGATATTGACGACGCGGATCAGGTAGTCGTCATACGTGCCGCTGATAGAGCTCGTGAAGTCCAGCGAGGCCGACGAAGACGCCGTGTGCTGTTCCAGTAGCACCTGCCCCGCGGAGGCTGTCAGGGAACCCGCCGAGAGCGTCAATCCGGTCCCGACCGTGATTTCTTCGACCGCACCACTGCTCGCCGTTGTCCGCCCGAGTAGTCGCGCCGTCGTCATCGAGGCGGCGGCGGCCGTCCCTGACGAGGAACCCACAAACTGCGCCGTGAGACTGCTGACTGTGACGTCGGCGGACCCGTTGCCGATGATGGTTTTCCCACTGGTCAGGGTGCCGGTATTCGTCACCGTCCCAGCGCCACCAGCGAGCGGTCCATTCGGACTGCCAAAGAGGCTACAGGGCGGCGTCGCGCTCGCACTCAACGCCACGGCGAAGTCGCCCTCCACCTGGGGGGAGGCATGGGGTGTGCCTTGGCCGGCCACGGTGTGTGTCTTGATGAATTGCCCGATGGCCGCAGCGGTGTTCAGGTTGACCTTAGGACACCACCCCCCAACCGCCACCATCCCGCTGGCATTATTCGCGATGCCCGATGGCTCGAGGATCACCCCGAGGCCGCGCGTTGAGAGGCCTGCCGTCGTCGTGGTGGTGAACCCGTTCGTGTTCGTGTTGTCGAGGACAACGACATCGCCATAAGAGAGATTCCCGCCCGACTTATTCGTCAGCAGGACTTGCGTCGTGCGATTCAGCGCAGTGTTCGGCATTAGGCAGTCGCCATCACGTATTCAAACGTCAACACATGGGCCGCAGTCGGGGCCGTCGTGAACGAGACCAGGTCAAAGGCGCTGCCCAAACTGTAGAGCGTCGGGTCTACTATCGCACCGTTGTCGCTCACGTTCACCACGTATTCCGCGAGATCAGGCAGGTAAAAGTCCGTCGTCGCGCCATCCCCCACAGACCGATCCAGACCAATGACCGTGGCGCTACTACCGCTCGAGCCGTTCGACGCCGCCGTGATGCGGCCTTTCGCATCGACCGTCAGGTCGGTGTTGGTATAGCTCCCAGCCGTGACGCCGCTATTGGCGAGTGTGGCGACTTGCGAACCAGACCCCGGTCCTGCCGTGACATCCCCGGTGAGTTGCGTGATACCACCAGCCGGGAAACTGATCGCGACATCCGCCGCAAAGGACAGCCGCCCCTTGGCGTCCACGGTGAACTGCCCGACGTGTGTGGCGTCTCCGTAGGTGCCAGCCGCCACCCCCGTCGTGGAGAGCGTCGTGACGTTGCCATCAAATGGAGCCGTGATGTCACCCGAGAGGGCCGCTCGAGAGACGGACGCCTGCCCTGCGACGGCGAGGTTCCAGACGTTGCTGTTGCTGTTCGTGACGACGCGCGCATCAGGGAGTAACCCGTTCGCCACGCCGAGGAGGTATTCCGCGTCAGTCGGGGCGACGCCACCACCTTCAGCAAACAACGAGGCGAAATACATCGCCCACGGGACGGTCCAATTACCGTCCTTGGTCAGCGGTGGGTTGTTCAGTGGCGGGTAATTCGTCGGCATCTAGCTCTCGCCGCCTTCCGCATCGAGGTATGCACCCAATAAATTCCAAGTCACAGGATCAGTGCAGGCAACCTCGAATACCCAGTCCCGGCCTTGTCCCCATTGCCATGCGTTGATGCGCTCGAAAAACTCCCCCACGCGCCCAGCCGTCAGACGTCGCTCATTCCCCCACGTAAATCCGCCGTCTTTCGAGCACCGAATCATCACCAGCGGGTCAGGCGTGTCAGCCGTCCCGACGCCCGGTTGCATATCCACCGCAAAGAGGTTGATGCGGACCCGTGTCTGCAGCCCGCCCTTCTCGCTCCAGACAATCGGAGCGCGACGGAGCCGTCGTCGGACCACTTCCCGCGTGCGATAGACCGGGGTCGGCGGTGGTGGTGGTGGGACATCGGATGGCCCCATCGCATACCAGAGCCATTGCCGCGCGGTGCCGTCCACCGCAGTCCAGTCCACGGTCAACGTGCTGCCGACCAAGGAGACAAACTCCATCACGTTGGGAAACGTCGTGCTGACACCGTTCGCCGCCCCGAATCGCAGGAGGGCCGCATCCCCGATCCAGCGCGCCCCGCTGCCGTCTCCGTTCCCGGCTTGGCCGGTCCAGAAATTGATCTGACTGATCCCATCCGTCAGGCCGAGACTGAAATCGTAGCGCGTCCCGACGCCAGCCCCGTCCACCACGCCCTCGCCCACCATGATCACCCATGTGGCCTCGCAATCGAGGTCAATGGTTTGGGTGCCGGTTGTAATCGGTTGGGCCTCCGACCCTGCCCGCGCGACGATGTCTGTGCCGCTGAAGATAAACGGGATGTAGTTCAGCGGACTTGCTGCGCCCGTCACCGTAAACCCCAACGCATCCCAGGTGATGGTGGGCGCTGGGGTCAGCAGCACTCCCGATGTATCCAATCCCGCCGCGCAGCGATCCGTGAGCGTCACGCCAACGCGCGTCTCGAAATGCTGTCCCTCGATGCGTCCGACTGCGGCCCCTTGATTGCTGTCGCGAGCCGACCAGCCGATGCCGTTATATGAACCACCCGCACCCGTCGCTTGGCCTGTGCCATGCGCCGCGAATCCCGTATTGGCGGGGAAGTTGATCACGCCAACGGGATACCCACTCGCGGTGAACGTGCCGTTGCTGATGAGGGCCGGATCGGGCGGTGACGTGGGAAGGTCGATGGTGACATCCGACAGCGCCAGATACATGTAGTAATCGCTGCCGCGGGAGTTCCGATCCAGTGTCAGCGTAAACGTGCCAGCACTCACCGCCGACACATACCCGAGGAGTTGATTTTCCCCGCCGAAGGACAACTGCGGTCGGATGTCGATCAGGGAATAACCCTGACCGACGCCGCCGCAGATCACGGCGAACGCGAACGGCGTATTCTCACCACCCACGCCCGTCGAGGTCGCTTGTCCAAGCCCGATGAAGTCCGCGCCGTAATCAAACAGCGTCGAGCCATGTAAGAAGGCATCCTCGTAGGACACGGCATTCAGGCCGTTCCAGGTGTAGCCGCCGAAGAAGAACAGATATTCCGCCGTGATGTCGCCATCCGCGTCAGCCACCCCCGTGACGGTCTTCATAGCCGTTGGCGTGGCGGGAATCTGAAAGGTGCCGACCTTGGCTCTCACGATATGCCGCCTTCGGCGTCCAGATAAGCTCCGACCACATTCCACAGCACCGGATCGGTGCAGGCGATCTCAAACACCCACTGGCGTCCACTGCCCCACTGCCACGCATTCAACCGCTGGACGTAGCGCCCGACTCGTCCTGCGGCGAGTTGACGTTCGGTGCCCCATGTCCGTCCTCCGTCTCGCGAGGCTCGCACCATGACCACAGGGTCAGGCGAGCCAGCCGTGCCGACCCCAGGTTGGACATCCACAGCGAAGAGATTGACCCGCACACGGGTCTGGATGCCCTTGTCTTCCTTCCAGACAATCGGCGCTCGCCGCAGTCGTCTGCGGACCACATCGCGCAGGTGATAGACCGGCGACGGGGTGGGTTCAGCCGCGAGCGTGGTAAAGCTCCACAGCGGTCCCGAGGTCGATCCGATGTCGTTGTTCGCGGTGATGCGCCAGTAATAGGTGCGGCCTGCAATCAGCAGCGACGGGAACGTATACGTCGTGCCGACTTGAGCCAGCGAGACAGTCGGCGGCGAGATAGTGAACCCGAACGCCACGTTATACGTGTCGGTATTGCCGCCCGACACCCACGTCATGTCCGTGTCGAGCGCGACATCAATCGCGCCATCCGCAGGGCTGGGTGTCGTTGGCGCACCTGGGAGCGTGACAGGAGGCGCAGACCCGAATCGCGCGCCGATGTCGTCGCCGTCCGTCGCGGCGTTGTGATACGGCGAGGACACCAGCAGTTCGTAGTCGTTCGCTGCGCTGTCTGTGAACTCGACTTCGGCTTCGGTCGCCGGGAAGAAGTTATCAGCCGGATAGCTCGACTCAAACGCCCCCAGAATCAGGACGTTCTTGAGCATCGAATACGGCGAGGCGAAGGCATCGAGCGCCGCCGTGCCGAGGTTGCCCAACGTGTCGAAAATCGCCAGCCCGTTGTCGTAAAAGATGTTGTTCGTCAGCGTGAAGTTCGTATTCGGCGCATCCACGAAGTAGATCGACACGCCACCACTGTTGATGACCGTGTTGTGGTCGAGCGTGATGGCGTTACCGCTGTGAATCTGTGCGAAATGCCCCGCTCCGTTCCATGTTCCGCCGTCGATGTCATAGGCGACATTGTCGCGGATGACGAGATTGTTCATCTCGATGGAGGCGACAGGCCGGTCATCTTTGCCGAGGATGTTGAACAGCGATCCGCTGTGCGTGATCGTGTTGTTCGTGCAGGTGACGTTCTGGATGGTTGCCCAGTTATTGTCACCTTCTTCATTCCGCACCGTGAAGACGAGCGCATAGCCGCTCTGGCCTTCGCCGCCCCAGTTGTAGGAGAAGGTGTTGCTGTCGATCAGGACATTGACACCCGTCTTCAGCTCCAGCAGGTTCTTGATGTTGTAACCCGCTCCGCGCCACGCCTCCAGCTTCGTGACGGTGTTGTTCGTGAACGTGATGTCGGTCGGCAGCAGGTCGGGAATCTGGATCGTGGCGCCACCGACGAGGAAGTTCTCGGTCGTCGCTTCCAGGTAGCAGTTGTCAATCGTCCACGGTCCCGGCCCGTTCCAGCCTGCTATCGCTTGCGCGTCCTGTCCGGTCTTCTTGATGTCGCTGATGTAGCAGTTTTTGATGGTCGTCTCAGCCGACTGCAGCGAGATGCCACGTTTCATGCCGTAGGTCGCATCACCGTGGATGTAGCAGCGGTCTACGACAAGGTTATACGGCACGTCAGCCAGACTGTTCTGGGCGCTCGAGCCATCACCGAGGACGAGAATATCGTTGTCGCCGGTCGGTGTCGCGAGGAGTTCTAACCCCAGCAGGGTCCAGTCATGACAGGCTGGAATCGTGGCGAACGCAGGCCCACCGCCCGTATCGGGCTGGATCTTCGCAAACGCGGACGCCGTGCCGGGGGTGACTCGCACACCCGGAGACGGCAAACTCCCTGCGGATTTGATGATGATCTCGCCGCCGGTATGCACCGGGAGGGTGTAATTGCCGGTGAATGTCGCGGAGGCGTCCAAGACCAGAATATCCCCCGCCACTGCCGCGTCGATTGCGGCTTGCAGATCGTCGCCAGCGTGGACGAGGATCGTCGCCACTTACCCAGCGCCCATCTGGACGAGCGTCGTCGTCGCGAGGTTGTAGTCCTGCACGTAGACCGCGCCAGATTCCCGGTCTCCGACGAGATGCTGCCCGAAGCAGAACGTGTGACACCGCACTACATCGGGAATCGTCACCAGTGCGACGGGATCCCAGAGGTCGCGAGAGTGCCACTGCTGCGTGGCGGCATCGTAGGTGTAGGTCGTGTCCAAGTCAGGGACGAGCAGGCTGTAGAAGGTGTGCCCATTCTCCTGGTAGCCCCATCCCAGCGTATCCGCGAGCCGGTTCGACTGGCTCAAGCGGTATTCAATCGCATGGGTGGAGATGCGCGCAGGAGCAGACCCGACTCCAGTGCCGCGGAACACAATCCCGTCACCCTGATCGTTGCCACCGAGCCAGAAGGCCGCGTTATCGCCCACCCAGAAGGAGAACGGGGCGCGCGTCCCGACCTGCATGAGCGAACCGGGAATCGGCGCGAAGATACTCGAGCCGCCAATGTCAGCCCAGACGACGCCCGTCTTGGACCCGAGGAGCCACAACTGGCCGTAGACCGGGAACATGCTCAAGATGTAGTCGGAACTCTGCGAGAGTTGCGCGACGTCGAGACCGCTCCACGTCGTCCCGTCTTCCAGCGAACTCCAGAAGAATGTGTTGCTCTGCCCCTGTAAGGCGAGGAAATACCCGTCGATGAAGCACCCCATCGTGCAGGGGTTTGGGAAGTTCGGATCGGTGATCGGCGTCAGGAGGTTCGTGATGAGGTCGAATGTGTAGCCAAATCCACCTGACGTGATGAACAGTTGATGCCCTGCTGACCCATTGGAGCAGATCGTCGCCGGTCGTCCGTCGAGCGCGACGGTGCCGAGGAGCGACGCCGTATGCGTCGAATTGATCTCGTAAAAGCCTGTCGCTCCAACCGCGAAGCACCGGCCATCTTGCGAGAACAACGCCCGCACGGGGCCGTCGTTCAGGACAACGAATGGCTCGAGGCCGGGAACCGGAGCCAGCCATGCGGGCGCCTTCCCGGTTCCCGGCGCCGACAGTTCAAGGAACCAGTTGCGCGTCTCCTCGCTGTCCACGGATGGACTGGCGAGGTTATTGGTTGGCCCGATAAAACCTGGGTAGACCGACATACCATCAGACCTGATAGAGCGCAACCATCAGGTCAGCCGTGGTCGAGCCGCTGTTCACCCTCTTCGCCGCCACCGGCACGATCTCTCCGACCGCACAGGTAAACGCGGAGGTCGTATCGTCCTGCCACACCACGATCATCACGCCCGTGGCCCCCACGAAAATCGCATCGGTGAGCGGCTTCGGGCCAACGATGTTGAGCGTGTCCGACTTCGTAATCGCGACCCCTTTGTTGTAGATCACCGCCGGTTGTGCCATGCGAAACTCCTAGCGCCCTCCGGGCGATGATTGACTGTCGCTCAAAATGTTGTAGCCAGCCTGATTGCCGATGGTCAGCGCCGCATCGACGCCGAGCAACCCCGGTTCGACGTTGGGCCGCTTCATCACCGCCCACGCCTCCTGTGCGTCCTTCAACAGGTCCGGTGTCACCGGACGACCAAAGGGCCGACAGAGCCGCTTCGCGAGTTGATACATGAACGCATCCTGGTAGCCCGGAGGCCCGAGGAGGATGCTGTCGAGGGTCGGCGGCACACCCACCGCTTGCGGGGCGTAGAGATAGAGCGTCAACTGCTGCGTCGGCTGCGGCCATATGAAGATCGAGCCGAGCAGCGTGTCGATGCTGGTCTGGTAGAAATACTGCTGCGGAAGCCCGCTCTGCAGTTCCTTGATGGTCTGCAGCGCATAGCTGTCCTGATCCATCGGACCCATCTGCACTTCGACCGCGGGCGATGACCCCGGATTGACGTAGGTCATCGTGTTGATCCAGACGGGCCGCTGGTCGGTGATGTCCGCGCCCACCAGCCCGATGGTCTGCGTCGAGGTGCTCGAGGGCCACGTAATCGCGGTGCGCGACTGGACCGACAGCGTGAGACGATCAGCCGCCCATGCATCGATCTGGTTTTGAAAGCGCAGCAAGGCAAATGCGCCCTGCGCCGCGGTCATGGCCTCGTCTTCGCCCAGCACCCCGATCTCGCGGAGCGCATCGACGCAAATCGCGCGCACCGTCGCCATTTAGGCGACCTTGGCCGGACGGCCCCGCTTCTTCGCGACAGGCTCTGCACTCCCCGCCAGCAGCCGCTCGAGCGCCTCCGGTGAGAGTTCTGCGAGCTTCGCGGTGATCGCGTCCCGGCGCTGCTTCGCCTGTGCTTCGAGGATCAGATGCTTCTCGTCGTCGCTGAGACCCGCAAACGCGGCTGTGAGGTCTTCCACCGCACTCGCCGCGGTCGTCGTCGCGGGCAGGAACACGAACCCCTGTTCGACCTTCTCGGTCTCTTCCTGCTTGCTACGCACAGCAATTTCCAGATTGGTCTCGCCGTGCCAGAGGAGCTTTGGATACTCGTTTTGGGTGATCGGCGTGTCCCGGTCGCCCTCCGCGCTCCAGACAAACATCGGGCGCGGGTCCGTGGCGGTCGGCATCAGCCGGAGGTCATGCAACTGGCGCTGGCGATGCGGCGAACGTCCATCAGCACTCATGTCGGTTCCTGTTCTTTCTGTGGCGCCTCGCCCTGCTGGAGGGCTTCCACCTGCGCCTTTAAGTCTTCGATCTGCCACTGGAGACGAGCAATCACCATCTCCTTGATCCCAAGGGTCTCCATGATGATCGCGTCGAGGGTCCGACCAGCCACTACGACCCCGTGAGGACCGTGACGATCCCGCCGATGGTCTGAATCCCGCTAACGACCGTGAACGGTCCCGCCGTCGCGCCAGCCACCGCGCCTGCGTTGAAGGTCGCCGCACGGCAATTGCCGGTCAGCACAAGACTGGTGCCTGTGGCCGCACCGATGGCGGGCGTCGTCAGCGAGACGCTCGTCTTGATGGCGGTCACGCCGGCATTGGTCGTGGTGACATCACCCGACAGTTGCACGGCTGTGGCGACGTTGGAGCCGTTGCCGATCAGCAGGTAGCCATTGGTCAACGTCCCGCCCGCGGTCGAACTACCGAGATAGGCGAAGTTGTCGTTCAGTTGCGTGGCGAGGTCATCCGTGAACGCGCCGACTTTCGTGAGTGTCGTGACAGCCATGAGTAATCCTTTACTGCGCCGTCAGGGCTGGTTCAGCCACGGGGCGCGTCTGCAGCACACGGTCAAAATACGCCGTATAGGCGTCCCTGCCCGCTTCCCAGCCATAGAGTCGTCGCGCTCGAGCGCGCACGTAGTGTCGGTCGAGATAGCCCACGGTCTTGATCGCGTCCACGAATTCCTGCGGCGACTTGCACAGATACCCCGTCGCGTTGTGCTCGATGTATTCCGTAAACCCGCCCCACGGTGACGCGATAACAGGTGTCCCGCACAACTGGGCCTCCGTGCAGACACACGCCGAGGGTTCGATGTATTCGGTCGGGGCCAGGAGCGCGGTCGCGCCAGCCATCCACTTGTTCCGCTCACTCGGCGGCATGTGCCCGAGATACTCGCCATACGTGACGAGATCCGGGTCACCGTCGCCAATCAGGAACAGCTTAACCCCCGCCGCTTCCGCTGCCCGACAGGCCGTGCGGATACCTTTGACTGAGGTCAACCTGCCGACATACAGCACGTAATCCTCGACGGGTTTCGTAGGAAATTCATCCTCATGGAACCAGTGATAGATCACGTCGTCCGTCGTCCGTCCGTATTCCAGCCCTGTGTAGCCGTGCGCGACATGCCGCCACGCATGACTCTGGTAGATGCGGTTCGGGGCACACACGCCACGATACCCAATCGAATACTCGAGAAACGTCAGATCGCTATGCTGCTGCGACACGAACAACTGCGCGGTGCCGGCAATCGTGGCGATGACGTCGCCTTGTTCTTTCCGGGCCTGAATCCCAGCCGCCGCGCGCACATTGAAATGCACGAACATGGGATTGCTGCCGTCATACCACGCCTTGTGATATGGCTCCTCACCCATGAACCGCGCCTGATCCTGCTTGCTGATACAGGTGACCAGTTCGTGGCAGGGCGTGTCGGTGTCCTCTGATCCGTAGAGGAACACCGTGTGGCCCATCTCTGTCAAGAGTTCAGAGAAACGCCGGGTGAACCCACTGAAGACGTCCAAATAGTCTGCCGCAACGGGCTGGACGTTCGGCGTGGACAGCAGATGCACCCGGTGTGTCGTCATCGCACTAGACCGAGGTCGGCGCGCCGAGCCATGCCCCAGCCGTCGCACACCAGAACAAGTCGCCGGTCGCGCCTGTCGTGGTCATGCTCACGGCGGTGGTGCCGGTCGTCCCATTGAGCGAGCCTCCGACGCAGTAAATCTTCATCGTCCCGCTGGACGAGTTCTTTACCACGTAGGACATCCCCACCGTCGGGACCGGCAGATTGACGCCCGCACCGCTCGCACCCGAGCAGTTCAGGATGGCGCCGGGAGGCGCGGTGACAATCGCCGCATCCGTGCCGGTCGAACCCGTGAGGGTGACTTCCTGCGCGTTGGTCTTGGTAACCGGCGCGATGACCTGCACGGTCGCATTCGCCGCCGGCCAGGAGCCGTCAGACGTCAGCCCATACTGGATGCCTTCCAGCGCGCTGTGCGCCACGGCCTGCGAGCCGTTGTAGCCTCGCACGACCTGGAGGGACGTGCCGATGGCGCCCGTGACGAGGCAATACTCGCCCGTGGCGAACCGGAGCAGCGTCTTGGGCGAGACCGCCGCGGAGACCGCTGGATTCGTGAAGGCGTTCACCCCCACGATGTTCGATGTGGCGCTGACTGCGCCCGATGCATACGTCGTTGACAGAGCCATGCGCTTAGCCTCCCACCCTGCAGCCGAGTTCCTGCCGCAGCACGGCCACGCCATAGAGGACGTCCAGCCGCTGAATCCACTGATCTGAGGTCGCCACGTAGTCGCGAATGACGCGGATCGACTTACCCGACTTCCGCGAGGCCGCGCGATACGCCTTGTCCGTTCCACCGGGGAGCGGCATGTCCACCATCGCGAGCGTCCCGAAGTCCTTGTGAACTGCGAGATTCTGCGGGGAGGCCTTGGCCGAGATCGTCGCGAAGTTCGCCGCCGCGGTGTCGAACACGTAGACCGCCGCGCTCGCCGGAGGCATGTTGGTGATGTTCTGAAGCTGTCCGCTCGAGATCATCGCCGGCGCCACGGGAATCGTGATGGTGCCGGTCGAGTCCGAGACGGTCGCGGTGACGACGAATTGCGCGATCTGGCCGGTCGTCTGATACGACTGGGGATTCACGCTGTTCACCGGAACCGAGGCCGAGTAGAACGAGACCACATCGCCGGCGTTCAGGGTCGTGCTCGTCCACGATCCCGTGACGATGCTCGTCGCCCCGCTCGAGGGCGAGGTCGTGACCGTCGGCGTCCCACCCAGCGTGCCCACGGTATGCACGTAGATGTTCTGATCCATATACCAGTCGAAGCCGATGGACCGTCCCATCATGCCCGACAGATACTGTTCGCGGATCTCGTTCGCCGCCTGAAAGAGTCCCTTCAGGTTGTCCACGATGGACGACTCGGCCGCCGGATTGAGGAACATGCAGCGCCCCCCGTCCATCGGAGCCGCCTGGTTGTCCAGCTTCGTCTTGGCCGCCAGGAACGTCGAGAGCGTGGTCGGCGTGGTGCCGGGGGTGCCCACGAAGTTGTTGAGACCCTGCGCCAAGTTGCAGACGTCCTGGTCGATCAGGTTCGACAGCCGCACGATCTGGGGTTCCAGCACACGCTTGCGGTAGTTGTCGATGTCGAGGGTGAGCTGCTGCGAGGAGACCTGCGTATCCACCCCGCGCTGATACGAGAGCGTGAGCGGCACGAACGTCTCGGTGATCGCTTCGACGACGGCGGCCTGACCGAGACGACCTTCATAGCGTGGCGGTTTGCGGATGGAGAGCGTCTGGCCGAGGACGGTGCCGCCGAACTCGAACTGGTCGGAATACTCGCTGTTGATGTGGATCATCGCGTTGTAGGTGTTCTCGAGCACATCGAGAGCCTCATACGTGATGATGTCGTTTGTGAGAAATGTGTTAGCGGGCACAAGGGTGCTCCTGTTCTGTGCGCCTCCCCCTACCGGCTAAATAGGGTTGACGACGAAACCAAGAGCACCCGCCTGCGATGCCGGGAATCGCGCAGGCCAAGTGCGAACCGCCGAAACTTACCGCTTCAAGCCACGCTCGCGGGCGCGCTTTTCACGGTAACCACTGCGGTCGAAGTCAGACCCAAACTTATGGGGAATCTCTGACGACGTCACCACAGAGGTGCGACTGCCCGAACCCACAGGCGAGTAAGGAGCAGGAACGACAGCCGCGGGGGTCGAGGCCTGTCTGGCGACACCCTGCGGAGCGAGCAACTGTGCGAGTTCCATCCCAAACGTCACCGGATCGGCCACTCGGAGCCGTTCCGCCAACGCGGGGTCTTTCCCGAGGACGTATTGAATCTGTTCCGGCGCCTGCAACTTGGCGATGGCTGTGACCTTCTCAGGCGGCCAGTTGTTCGCCGTCATGTGCGGGGCGTTGATCACGGCATCGAAGTCCTGGTAGGCCTCACGGCCCCGGCTCCAGACGGTCTGGACGAGATCCGCATGGCTGCGAGAGGCCCGATCCGCTTCGATGCTCTGCCGGAATCGGGTATCGAGGTCGAGCGCGGCGAGACGTTGTTCCGTCTTCCAATCCGCGAGGTCTTCCACGAAGTCGCCGTAGGACTGATACTTGACGCCGATCTCATCTTCGGTCGGCTTCGCGCGCGACACCGCAGACTGGGGCGCTTCCGCCTGTCGAGAAGGGGGTTCCGCAGGCGGGCGCTCCACAGGCGCAGACAGACGCGCGCGAAGTTCGTCCCGCTCACGCTTGGCATCCGCGGCTTCCCGCCTCGCCTCTTCACGTTCGCGGGTCAGTTCGTCAAACCGACGTTGGCCCCGGGTCTGTTTGACCGCCGGTTCAGACTGCTGGGATGCTGGTGCGGAAGTCTCGGCAGGCGCCTCGATGTCAGGCGTGTGCCGGTCCATCGTCTCCGCCAGGGATTCGGCAGAGACGCCGACGCCGGTCAACGTGCGTCCGTCAACCTCATGCGAAACCTGAGTGTTCGGATCGACTGCGACCGCTTCGGACATGGAATGCTCCACAGTATCTACAGATGACCCAGTGGTGTCAACGCTTTGACTTGGGCGGATGATGATATTTGCCGAGATTGGCCGCGGGATTGTGCTTCGGCTTAACCGTCTCAAAGTCCTTGATCTGGTTCAGGGACATGGAACTGCGGACCTTCTGAGCCATCGGGAATGAGGCGCCGTGTGCCGCGGCTCGCATGAGATTCGCTTGCCGTTGGTTTTTCGCGGGCATTAGACTCCCCAGCCGTAAGCTGGTTTCTCGAAGTGATCCTGATAGGTTCGGTCGATGTTCTTCACCTCGACCACTTCAGACCACAGATCGCAAGCCACACGTATGAATTGATTCCGACACGGTGGACAGTCGCAGTCCACGCCGTGTGTCACTTTCGGTACGTAAAAGGCCGAGGCGTACGCGACGTAGTTGTCTTTCTCTATCGGTCCATCGACCACGGCGAGCCGGACGCCATCTTCAATGCGACAGGAATACGCGCCACCAGGATAAGGGCCATGCCCAGCGAGTGCGAGTCCTTTCGCGGCAGCATCAGCCGTCAGTTGAGCCTTCACGGCGCTCATTCCAGCCAGAGCCTCTTCAAGCGTCCGATACTCAGCCCAGATGGCTAACATCTCCTCGCCTTGTTTCAATACTCGTCCGTCGTGCTGCCACGGTTGGTATTGATACTCAGCCGGGAGTGGATCGCGGCGGTCCTGATGGCTCATGGCGTCTCTGCTGCCTTCCGCACCGATGCCGCCTGTTGGTCCCGAATCATCTCGATAATCTCCTGCCAGTCGAGACCGTAACTTACCGCTTGTGCCTGCTTCTCGGCCAGCCACGGGTCAATCACCGCGATGTCAGGCGTCTGCGGGGCTGTCGCGCGCATCTCAGCCACGAAGTCCTCCAGCGTCATCAGAACAACCCCATAACGCGAGGACGCTCAATCGCCCTCTGTCCGATGCCCACCCAGTCGCAGACAGAACACTTCACCGTCCAACTCCCGCGCACGTCACCCAAAGCACGGTCCACGTCGATCTCGTAACGAATCGGGTTCGTGGCGATCTTGATCGGCTGCTCGTAAGTCGCGCCCTGACCGCACTTCGGACAAAACGCCGAGACGCCATAGATAGCCTCGCTTGTCATACCGCCTCGTCCGGCTGAGCGGCCATCTGCTGCGCGGCCCGTTCCGCCTGATCCGCTTCGTGCTGATGCTGCATCGCCGTCAATCCGACTTCATGCACCTGATCCTGCTGTTGGGCCAGTGCTTCATGCACCTTGCCCAACTTCGCCATGTGCAGCTCGAGCAAGCCCGCGACGCGGTTCTCCATCGCATCCACGAACGTCCGCGCATCTTCGGCGTCGATCTTCCCCTGCGCCACATTCATCGTGGTCGAGGCTTGAATCAGCGCAATCCGCTCGCGGCTCTGGATCTCCATCTGCGTCTGCTGGAGGGACGTCTGGGCGTCGAGCTGGGCTTTCTGGAGTGCGCCCTGCTGCTTCGCCTGCTCCTCCATCTGCTTGCCTTGGAGGGCTTGCTGGAGTTGCTGAATCATGCCCTGCATCTGCTGCTTCTCCGGGTCTGGCCCACCTTCGGGCTGATCCTGGAGTTGCGGCGGGAGCGCACGCTTTAGCTTTTCCGCGATCTTATGGGCACCAGGGAAAGATAGCTGTTCAACGTAGTCAGGAGTCGCCACAGCGGCCATCTCAGGCGGAAGATGCGGGATGAGGTCGGCCAGCGCAGCCGCACCCTCCTCTCGACGGGTCGCAGATCCTTTGCCGACAGTAACCGTGACGGCATACTTGCCCTTCTTGAAGTCATAGAAGTCGGTCAGGTCCGGCTGGTGCTGCGCGGCTGGCTGCGGCTGACCATCCGGCCCCTTCTGGAACGGCACGCCGACCATCACCTGCTCCGGTTCCTCGTCGGCGCCCATGATCTGGATGACCTGACCTGGACGGGTGATCTTGGGGATGATCTCCACCATCAGTTCGCCGGCATAGATCAGCGCCCGCTGCACGTGCATCGGGTAGTTGCTGGCGGTGATCTCCGACTGGGCCTGCAGGCTCTGGATGGCCTTCCCGCTATGCTCTCGCGGGTTGTTGTATTCCAACGCCGGATCGTAGACACCCGTCGAGGCCTTGATCGCCTCTTCCGAGGTCCGCATCAGCATCACCGCGGCTTGAATCGGCGGCTCCGCGTTGTTGCGCTGGGGCGGCGGCAGGACATCGCCACCAATCGAGACGGGGTCATACGGCAAATACGCATAGTTGAACGTATTCGCGGTCTTCCACATGTCCAGGTAGTTGTCGATCTGGCCCGCGGCCGCAATGAACGGCGACTTCGGCGCGAGCGCGAAGATCTCCATCGCCCCGGAATAGGTGTAATTCACCATCCGCTGGGCGTCCATGCCTTCGTTGATGACGCCACGCAACACCGGCCTGCCGTCGATGTTCAGTTCTTCGCCGAGGATGGGAATCAGCGGAATCCGTGAGCCGAGCCAGTCCCATTGCTCAAGGATCTCCGTCGCGGTGATCTTGAAGCCTTCCACCTTCGGCCGGCGAACCACGCGGCTCTGCTGGCCGTCCTCGATCTTCTCGTCCGTGAAGGTGATGCGCCAATACTCCGCGATACGGATGGTGTCCTGACTCGCCCAATCCGCGAGATCGCCCGTCGTCACGAAGTCGTCGATGCTGGCAACGTCCGCATCAGGCCAGCGGCTCGAGAACTCGTCGCGGTCGAGGTCTTCCGTGACCAGCATGAACAGCGCGTCTGAGCGTGTCGGCTTCACCGCTGACGGGTCGCAGTAGACCGTCAGATTGTTCGTGATGCGGTCCAGCTTCAGTTCCTGGTCATACGCCGCAGGGTCCATCGGGTCGCCGTCCCATGATTCGTAGACGTAGTCCGTCCGAATCCGAAACCACCCGATGCCGCCCTCAATCGCGCCGTCCGCCGCCCACTCAATCGGCCCTTCGGTCCTCGCGTTGTTCTGCACCCGACGCAGGTAGCCCTGCAGGATCTCCGCAGTCTCCTGATCCGCGCCGAAGCCGTTCGGCAGCACGTCGATGCTAAATGCCGCCTGCTTGATCTGATTAGAGAGCTGGCGAATGGGCTGGGAGAGGCGGTCTATGGTCAGGCAGGGTCGCGCAGGCTGTGCCGCGATACCCTGAATGGCGCTCGAGCCTTGCCGCTGGATCTTGATGGCCTCCGGCCACTGGTCACCAGCGCGGAACTTCTTCGCTTCAAGGATGCTCTTTCGCTGGGCGTCTTCCGCTTCCTGGCATTTCTGCCAGCGGCGACGAGCTTCGGCAATGATGGGATTGACGCCGACAGGCGAGTTGTCGGCATCTCGCGAACGGGCGAGGGGTTCCGCAGCGTCTTTGACCGCGAGGGCGACAGAATCGGCCATCAGTGGCTATAGACCTTTCGCGGCTTCAGCGATTCCCGAAGAATGTCCATTTCGAGGTCTTTTCGGTCCCGCGCGAGTCGCAGCTTCGTCATCAGCCGCTTATCCCAGCTCGTCACCGACTGCTGGGTGTGCATCAACTCGAGCCGCGCCTTCTGCTCGTCAGGATTCGGGCCAGCCATCAGCACTAGGTAGCCGAACACGGCATCCGCGAACTCGTCATCAGCCTTGATCGCACGAAACGCCGATTTGAATCGCTTCCGCCAGATCTTCTGGCCCTTGATGACGGTCTCGAGTAACAGGTAGCGGTCACGTTCCAGACCCCGGATCAGGAACATCATGGCGTCTGACAGCTCACGCTGAACGGGCGTCTGAAAACCCGCGTTCGGGAGGTCAGGAAGACGCTGATAGTCGCTCATGCGGTGTGCGGCTCAGTCTGAGCCATGCGTGTGACGCTGTCAAACTATTTCCACGCGCGGCGGTCATGGAATGTGCTGACGAAGGTGCTGACCATCGGTCAGGGACGTTTCGACAGGGACGAAACCAGTGGAGTCGCCGCGCGTGCTGGGGCAGGCGTCCCTGTTATCCCCAGATGCTCTTGCCATGCGTGATACGCCACCGGAGGGAGGCATTTCACATGGTAAAACCGACGCGTCTTATTGCTCTGCGGATTCAGAGGCCAACTGATGACTGGCGCGGGATCAGCATAGACCGGCTTCCGACACCGATGACAGAGCCTTGCGTTCATTTCAATACTTTGACGAGTATAAACGACCGCGAGCCGCAATACGGACAGCGCGTGAACGTCGTCTCGATGGCCGCGAACTCGTTCTGACAGGTAGGGCAGCGGTAGATTCTCACTTCACAGCCATCCACTTCCGATTCGGCCGGATGGCGTCGTTAAACTGGCTAATCCATGGTGACCACTCCAACCAGAGAATCGTCACGTCATCCCCGAGGTTGTGCAGGTCAAGGAGATACTGCGCCACGAAGTGCCCCGAGATATGGTGACTGGTCGATTCGACGCCATCGGGCCAGCGCAGGCGCATCGAGATGCCGTCATGGACGAATGTGGCTTGCTCGCTCAACTGAGCCACCCATGCTGCCCCATCGGCGGCTTGTGGGCATTCATCAACTTCGGCTTGTCCTTCGGCGCCTGCTGCCGTGTCGCCAGATACCGGAACGCATCCGCCCCGTGACTCGCCCAGTTATGAACCGGCGTCTCTTTGAACTCGTTCAGCCGCGTGTTGTAGTCCCGTCGATAGTGCTGCAGCGCCTCGAGTCCCTTCGACGTCTTCGCTTCATCGAAGTAACACCGAGGGAGGAGCATCCGAGCGGCGTGGATGCCGTCCTCAATCGGGATGTTCGGGCAGGTCTGGAACTTGATGCCCAGACTCGCGGCGGTCTCTAGCCTCGAGCGGCCAGACCCCAGCTCGCGCACCTGGATGTCATGGGGTGCCCAGTGCTGGCCGTAGGTGTAGCCCTTGTTCGTCAGGACTTGCGCGTAGTGCGGGAGGCCTTCGCCGCTGGCTTCGTAGTAGTCGATGATGCGGACTTCTCCGCTTCTGAGCGACTGACTAAACCAGATGGCAGTGCTATCACCCACTCCCAGATCCCAGTCGGTGTCCACAGGGAGGATGGGATCGACTGGAACGTTGCAGATACGTCCACCTGATCGAGCCATCGTAAGCTCACCCGCGTAGATGGCCCCTTTGACGGAGGCTTCAAACGAGCACTCGTATTCTTGGGCATACTCGTCCTCGGTCATGTCTTTGCGAGCCGCGGCGAGTTCATCCTTGTCGATGATGCCCGTCTCTGAGGCTTTAAACTCCGCCAGGAACCAGTCGGGGTCCATCCGAGCCTGCTGCACCACATCGTAGAACTGGTTCTTGCCGGCGGGGGTGCCCATGAACAAGGCCCACCCTTGCCGATCAGAGAGCGCCGGCCGCAGGACTTCCGAGAAGATGCGCGGCGGCATCATCCCGAACTCGTCCAGCACCACCCCATCAAAGTAGAGGCCGCGGAGGCTGTCCGGGTTGTCCGCGCCGAAGATCCGCACCTGCCCGCCGTTCGGGTAAGTCACCATCAGTTCGGAGACTTTGGCATCGACGCCAGGAATCGGGGCGCTGAAGTGGCGCAGGTAATCCCAGATGATGGATTTTCCCATCGTGTAGGTTGGGGCGAGGTAGGCGTATCGGGGGCGCTCACGCTGGCACGTCAGGGCGGCGCGCTGGAGATGGTTGACCGCCGCCACCGACTTGCCCATCCGGCGATGGGCGACCACCACCCCAAAACGATGCGTATCCAGCCCGTCGTGAATCTGTTCCTGCTGTTCGCGAGGGCAGTAGTCGATCTCTATGACTGGCATGTATCCACACGGTGGAGAGGTGCCATTTATCCTAGTCTTTCCGCGACTTCCAACTCACGACCAATGGCCCGCCTTCAGCCCCGGTCAGGGCCATCGTCTCCTTCGGCTTGCCTTCCGTGCGGTCCAGAACGTCTCGAGCGGCTCCGAGTTGCACAGTGGGATACTCGTCGCGGTTCATCAGGTTGTGCATCGTCTGAATCGCGAGAGGTTGCAGGGCCATCAGGCGCTCCCGCGCGCTGGCTTGCACCTGTGGGGCGCTGCCTCCGTGCATTCGACAGACGGTCGCGCCCATGATTGCGGGGTTGTTGCAAGGTTTCTGGCTACGTTTACTCTTCGCGGTGCAGCGAGCGGCCCCTGGAGCGAGCATGACCTTTTGCAAGGTGTCTCCACTTTGCGAGGGGTCTTTCGCCTTAACTGGTCCGCGAGGCGCGTGTTTCATGGCTGAGTTAGGCGTTTCTGATGCGCTGAGATTGCACAGGCGTGGCATCCCCGGTATCGGTATCCACGCAGTGTCCAGTCATTCTATGCATTGCGTTCGTCAGCACACCGCTGGTCCTCCTTCGACCGCTGAACACGGGCTGGTCTGGGATCGGCTGTGCTGGGAGTTTCGTAACGCCAATAGTGCGTTCAAAATGCTGAATCGCGCGCTGTTTCAAGAACTCTTCGCGAGTCATACCGGAGGAAGGCCGTAGACGGCTCTGAGTTCGTTGATGTGCTTCTTGTAGGACTGCTCGAAGGAGAGTCCTCCGCAGCAGACATCCCACTGACAGCGCATGGACTGCACGGCAATCATGCCGGGGTCGATGGGTGAGGTCGTCTGGTTGTAGACGTCATTGCAGCCCTTGCCGAAGGTCACAGCCTGAGCATCGTCGTAAGGTGGGCAGGTTCCTGGTTGTGGCGGCACAGGCGTGGGCTCCGGGGGAACAGGGTGACCACCGATGATGTCCCGGCCTTGCACGAACTCCCAAATCTGGTCTGAGATGTCCTGGCTGTCGGGGTTCAGGACGAGCGTCGGATGTCCGGTGCCGGTCCCTGAGAGCATGTCCCAGTTGAGGATCTGCGCCCCGACTTTCTGAGCCACGCTGTCCTTGCTCAAGGGCCGGCCGGCGTCGGCGCGCTTGGAGCCGTAGCCCTGGTTCGGATGTTCCCAGACAAACTGGGCGATGAGGCCCAACGTCCACTGACGTGCGGTGTCGTCCGCTTGCTCGACTGGCACATTCCAGAGGGGAAAGGCCGCAACGTAGCGGTCTCTAGTCGCCAGGACGGCGGATGGGAGTTTCATCGGTGTGGAATGGGCATGTCAAACCCAAAGAGTCTGACGAGATACAAAATCAGGCAGATCACCGCGATGACGACGATGATCTGCGGGAACGGCGCCGGCATGGGGATGAACGTAATAACGAGCCAGACGAGCAAACCGAACAGCGCGAGGCCGAGAATCAGCTCAATCATGCGTCTTGCCTTTCAGGGCGTCATCTAACGCCGCGGTGTAGCCTGCGGCGAATGATACCCGATTCTCGTCTGTTCTGGGTGTCTCATCCTGGGAGGGGAGGAGTGAGGCGAGGGCGGCATTGGCAATGCGTAGGGCTTCGTTCCAGCGCACCCAGATTGGTTGCCTGACGCCCGCAACTTGAAGGAAGTCTGCAGCGACGATGTCTCGCACGGCCTGCTCTAGGTGCTGGCAGCGGGCACGGAGGTCGGCTACATCTTCCACAACGCCGCGCTTCGGGCCGGTGACTTCGCCCACGGCCACGGCGTGCATCTGGGCGATGGTCTGGCAGGCGTGAACATGATCGAGCTTCGTTTGGTCCCGCTCCTGCTCCAACGACGCGCAGCGCTTCTCCGCCTTCTCGGCGCGTTCCAGATTCTTACAGGACTGCTCAAAGGTGTTGCGGTAATCCCGCTCAAAGTCCTGCCCAATGCGTTTGAACTCTGCGGCCTGCTTCTCCAGTGCCTCGCACCGTGCTTCAGCCTGTTGCCGCAGTTCTCGTTCCTCATTGACTGCCGTTCTGGCGGTATCGAAGCGAAGTTGCAGCGCCTCGCACCGTGCCGCAACCGATTTCTTCTCGTCCCGGTGTTTATCGATGAGCGCACGAATCGGCGTCCAGTTCCAGCGCCTATCTTCGGTGAAGTAGTCCTTGGAGAACGCAGGAACGCCCAGCATCTGAAGGACCGATTGCAATAGTGCTGACGTGTGGTCTTCATCGCCAACCGACCGCGCGACTTCCTGCTCCAGCGCTTCGCACCGCACACGAAGGGCCATTTCACGATCCACGGCTCCACACACGTCACCGTAGGACGCCGACCAGTAGGGATGCCCCGGCGCGAGGCGTTCCGCAACTCGGTCGGGCGTGTTACCAAATGCCGCCGTGGTGCAGGCCGCAAGCTTGATGCGTTCTGTTTCGGCTTCAGCCTCCAGCGCCTCGCACCGTGCGGTGAGGGTGTCTCGTTCGTCGCGGAGATAGACCAGCGCCTGATCGACGCCAGCGTCCCATGCAGCCTTTTCCAGACGATTGATCTCGGCATCAGTTGGCAGACGTGAGGACTCCTCTTTCGGCCACTGGACAGTGCCGTGAAGGAACTGGCCGATATGGTTCTCTAGATGTTCCACAGGCTTTTCGCACCGTGCGCCAGTCGAGCCGTGAATCGCTCCGCAGAGTTGGTTCAGGGTCTGTTCACGCATGGGGGAGGGACTCCACACGCGCTGCTCGGTTCTTGTCCATCGCGTCTTCCAGATTTTCCAGCGCGTTTCGCACTTCGCCCACGGCATGATCGATCTGCTCGCCG